AAGGATCTACAATCAAAGTATAGAATCACAAAACAGGCAGTATCTGAAGCATTCCCTTCAATTGAATGGGGTAACAGAGGATGATCTGGGAAAGTAATGATGAGGTCGCTCAATTAAAAGACAAATATTCTTTAGTCGTCCTCAATGTTGCTTGCACTCTAGAGGAAGCAAAAAACAAGAAGTTGCCTACTAATTCATACTTGGTACATTACCTTGATATGAAGAAAGGTTCTGAACATTACGAAGATCACTATGATATCGTAATGGGTACTAAAGTAAACGTTTTTGACTGTTACTATGACAAAATCGGAAAAAGACTTAAATCAATTGGATATACAGGAGGAACAGTTTCCCCAACCCAATTCGATACCAAATCATATCTCAAAAAAAGCAACTGATCTCTTCGCTAAGAAAAGATCAGACTTTAACTTTGAATCTAAAACTACAGATCTAGACGATCTTGCTGACGAACTATTTGATGCCTTGTATGATCATACAAATAAATAATGAAACAGACCTATTGACTCACATAAGAGAATACGAACGCATTGCCAATGGGCAAAATCGGGAAACTGAGTGCATGCGTTCCTTTTTGCTCTTTTGGAACCAGTATCCAGTTGGGTCACAGGCAATAATAAACGAGTGGATAGGATTTAGAACCCACCATGAACGACAAAAAAGCAGCAAAAAAATTAATAAAACGAGCTAAAGAACACCCTGATTGGTATACCAAGCAAGAAGCATGGTATGCTAAAATGATTAAAAATGAAAGTAAAATTAGTAACAGTAACACCAGACGCAGAAAAGACTATGGGTTACGTGGCGAGAGTGAGCAATCCAAAGAATCAAAACAATCCAACCGTGGATGGTTTATTGGGTTATTGCATAAAGCACGGTCACTGGTCGGTCTTTGAACAAGCACATATGACACTTGAGATCGAGACCACTAGAGGTCTTGCTGCTCAGATACTACGACACCGTAGTTTTACATTTCAAGAGTTTAGTCAAAGATATGCTGACACTAATTTGTTAGCAGAGGAGATCCCTATGTTTGATCTCCGACATCAGGACACTAAGAATAGACAAAACAGTATAGACGATGTACCGAAAAACAAAAAAGCAGATCTCGAATACAAGATTGCTGAACATTTTGTTGAAGCGATGGACTTATACAATGAACTCCTCGCTTCGGGTATTGCGAAGGAATGTGCGAGATTTGTTCTCCCGTTAGCAACACCGACCAGACTATACATGACGGGTAGTGTTCGGTCATGGATTCACTATATAGATTTAAGAAGTGCACACGGAACACAAAAAGAACATATGGACTTAGTACACGAGGTACGGCAGATCTTTAAACAGCAGTTTCCTGTCTGTAGTAAAGCATTAAACTGGGAGTACAGATAATGCCACAATACGATGTCAAACATTTAAAGACAGGTGAGACCAAACAACTAAACCTCACCATTTCTGCATATGAACAGTGGAAAGAGGATAATCCCGAATGGGATAAAGACTGGATGGCAGGTGTAGCATCTGCAGTCAGTGAAGTTGGTGACTATCAAAACAAACTTCCTCAAGGTTTCAAAGATCGTTTAAACAACGTCAAGAAACACCACCCTTACGCTAAATTCGAGAAAATCTAAGTATGCCTGTAAAAAGCAAGAAGCAACCTACTATGGTTGGATTATCAACTAGACAAATGAGACGTAAACCTATTGGCACAGAACATCTACTAGACATCAAACCTTTAACTCCATCACAGGAGAAAGTGTTTGATGCATGGGAGAAAAATAAGCATCTGTTCCTATTTGGTGCTGCAGGAACTGGTAAGTCATTCGTTACCATGTACCTTGCTCTTAGAGATATCTTAGATGAAAGAACACCTTATAATAAACTGTATATTGTTAGGTCATTAGTTCCTACTAGAGAGATTGGTTTCCTACCAGGCGACCATGAGGATAAAGCAAACCTCTATCAGATTCCATATAAGAATATGGTAAGGTTTATGTTTGAGATGCCTGATGATCCATCATTTGAAATGCTCTATAGTAATCTAAAATCACAGGATACTATATCATTCTGGTCTACAAGTTTCATTCGTGGAACTACCATAGATAACAGTATAGTCTTGGTTGATGAATCTGAAAACTTGAATTTTCATGAATTAGATAGTATAATAACAAGACTAGGTGTGAATAGTAAGATTGTCTTCGCAGGTGATGCTGCACAGACTGACTTACAAAAAGCACATGAGAAAACTGGTATCATGGACTTCAAGAAAATTATTGACGACATGGATGAGTTTGAAAGCATTGAATTTGGCATTGACGATATCGTGAGATCTGGTCTAGTCAAATCTTATTTGATTAGTAAGATAAATCTTGGACTTTAAGCACTTAAATTTACATAACTTTCCAGAGTTAAAAGCAACAACTACAAAAGAGGGTAGGAGATATCGTGTTGGCGATACCTTCTACCCTTCTGTTACAACTGTGATAGGACATTCTAAGAAGAAGTCTATCATGGAATGGAGAAATAGAGTTGGTGAGGAGGAAGCAAATAGAATCTCAAAACGTGCTTCTACTCGTGGTAACAAGTGCCATAAACTTGCTGAACTATACTTATCAAATGAGAGTATTAGTAAGTACAAAGATGACCCACTATCCATGGGGTTATTTTACCAGATTAAACCCTACCTAGATAGTATTAACAACATACATGCCCTCGAAGCACCATTATGTTCTAATGTGTTGAAGTTGGCAGGTCGAGTGGATTGTATTGCTGAGTATAAGGGAGAACTTGCTATTATTGATTTCAAAACGAGTACAAAGGAGAAACGTGAAGAATGGATACACGACTACTTTGCACAAGAGACAGCGTATGCTATAATGTTTCAAGAGTTAACTGGATTAATGCCAAAGAAACTCGTAACAATCATTGCCTGCGAAACAGGCACACCTCAAGTATTTGAAATTTATGACAAGTTTAAGTATGCTCGAAAACTCAAAGAGTACATCGACACCTACAAAGGAGCCTACGGTGAGTGGTAAAATAGATGAAGTTTTTGAAGAGAATTTCATGACATCAGCAAAGTTTTCTGTAGAGATAGAAAAGATCGTAAAGGATTCTAATCTAAACTATATTGAAGCTGTTGTTCAGTTTTGCGAAGATAAAAATATAGAACTAACTGGTATCAATAAACTGATATCAAAACCATTAAAAGAGAAGTTAAAGTTTGACGCACAACGTCTAAATTTTATGAAACGCACAAGCAAAGGGTTTTTGAAACTGTGACAGGTTTTGAAGTTTACAAGATGTATCTTGCTCTGAAACTTCATTTTACTTCCGACAGTTATGATTATTTCCAATACGGTGGAAATGCTAAGGCATCACAGACTTCTTTTGACCAAAGAAAAGATAAGTTCTTTTTTGTCAAACTCTCAAGGAAGTTTAAGGACTTCGAGCTACGCGAATTTTTTGTAGCTAACTTTATCTCAGAGGATAAGGTATATCCTGCAACTTTAGTCAGAGAGGGTGCCAAGAATTATGCTGATTATATTAAACGCAAAGAATCTCTAAGTTATAGGTTCAGAGAAGATTGTGAGGTACTATATGATATGTGTGATAACTTCGATGATCTGTTCAGTGTAACATCGGTTCATCCCCCCTTGATAAAAGCACAGTTGGGTGGTAGAATAAGTATTGAAACACTCACCATATTCAACAAGATCTTCCACTTTATCTCAGATTTTGATAGAATCATCAAAGACGAGATAGTCTGGAAACCGCTTCGTAACAAGGTGGTGAAGTACGACCCATTTCTGAGTGTAGACTTGGGTAAATATAAGAGTATCATCAAATCGCAGTACGTATGAAGTTTTTCGAGTCTGAAGTAGTTCGTGAAGAACTAAACAGAATGCAAGATCTATATCTAGAGATCAACAAGATGGGGTTAATGCTTACAACACCTCAGAAAAGAGAACAGCTAGACAAAATGAT